TCTCTCTCTTGTCATCTGCTGTGAACTCGACATGCACGTTGTTATCGCCATAAAGCACGATGCCCTTTCGTGTAGGAACCCTTGTGCCGTTTCTATCGAAGGTGTATCCCTGCCACTGAATTTTACTACCACTCTTGCTTCTAACTACTGCCATATTCACACCACATATTGGGGGGTAGCAACCCCCGCCCTGATTTTCTAGGGCGGAGGCCACTACTTTATGTTTTACTCAGAGAAGGCCGTAAACTCGACAGCGTACCGCACCGTAATCTGTGGTTCCGGTATGCTCTGCTATCTGGTTACTTACTTCGTGTAGAACGTTCAGAACGAACGAAGTCGTAGAGGCCGTAGCATCACTTGCTTGACTTCCTGTGTTCGTTGTGTACGAACCTGTTGACAGTACCTCTGGTACAACTAGTGCAGTAAATGTGTCCTGACCAGTCACCATTACTTGGTGTATGGTACTTAGTCCACAATCTGCGGCATTAACCAGAAGCCCCACACCATCATCGGATGGGTATGCGCCCAAGTCTACTAGGATGTCCACGAAATACTCATCACCTGATACTCTAGGCGATGTCATTCCCTTGTGGTCTTCAAGTATGGTTACTGCGGTTGCCATTCACAACCACCTCACGCAGACTTTAGGTTGGTTATCTTACCTTGTCCCTTGAAGAACGAGCAAGCAGTCTCGCCCATGGTTCTGTACAGACCTGTGTTACCAAGCCTGTCAACACCGAATGGGTTGCCGTTAGCGATACCATCCTCAAAGTATTGAGTAGGCTTCATCACACTCATCCACAGATGGTCTGTGTCCAGAATAAGGATGTCGCTCAATCCGTTGGTAACTGACGAAGCAGTTGTGGATGGCATGTCCTTTGCTGGGATGATGGGTATGTCGTAGTAGGTTGCTACACGGAAACCGACTTCAGCACCTTTAGGCCCACGAACTCCGTTGTGGGTAGGTACAATCTCCTTCCTGTCCATGAATCTCTCTTGGCTCTGTAGTAGGTCAGATATGTGCTGGATAGTATCGTATCCAGTTAGCATGACCTTCGGGTTTCCGCCGTTCTGCCTGATTCTCCTAATCATGTCGTTAAGGATTGATAGAGTTAGAACCCTAGCAGATGAGTATGATGAACCGAAGTCAACCTCTGCATCTAGGTAAGTCCTGTCTCCAGTGTTGTTTATCACAACATCGTCTGTGCTATCTGCGTCAGCAGGGCTGTTGGTGTTATCTGCGGCAGACGTAACTTCTCTGTCTGTTCCGAAAATCTTCCTTACTGCAAGAGAAATTGCTGTTACGTTGCTATCGTCTTCGCTCCTAGCCGTTATGTTGTCTAGGTACATCTGTCCGATTTCCTCGGCAGATGAGACAATCTTGTGGAGCGAAGTGTAGTTCTCCATAACTCCAGTCTTGTTGCTGTCTGTGATGTCATCTCCGTTGACTGCGCCATCGACATCCGAGTATCGCTCTAGTGGCATCAGAAGCATAACGTTCTGAACCTCTGCGTGGTGCTTACCCATGTCCTCTCTAACGATAGCACGAATGTCACCTACACCGTCATCAATAGCGGCCATCTCCATACCAACCTCTGAGAACTCAAACTTGTGAGCAATCGTCTTAGGGCTGATGTAGAGTTTGGTGTACTCTGGAGATAGAGCAGGGATGTCTGCTAGAGCCTCGTTCTCTGTGACTCCACCTAGTCTGTCTGCTCTAGGGGTTGCAGAACCTGCGGCTCCGCTTCCTACTCCGAAGGCGGCATTAGCCCCACCGGATGGTCGGCTCCTTAGAACCCTCCAACCAGAGGAAGTGTAAGGTCGCTTTGCCATCATCGAAAGTGCGTTAACTTCCTGATTCAGCATTGACCAAACCTTCTGCCCGTATAGGACTCCGTATAGGTCGGACAATCCAGTAGCGGCAGTAAAGTCTCTGCCACTTGCATCGTGTGGTGTTCCAAATCCTCCGACTACACCTGCGCTCTTTAGTAGTGCATTGCCCTGTGCGCCCCTCATTCCATAGGTTGCCGCTTCAAGGTCTTTCATTGTCTTAATATATCCAGTCATATTTAATCACCCCTCGCTAGGTTGTGTATATCTCCCCATGACAGACCAGATGCTTCCTCAACTGATGTTGGGAAGTTTTCAGGTAGGTCAAAGGCGACTTCCTGTGCCTTGCGAATTTCTTCATCCTTCTCAGTGAGAGACTTCCTTAACTCGGCAAACTCTGCCTTTAGGTCAGCAACGTCTGCGCGAGCATCGTACTCGCTTCTCTCTGCGGCGGATTTCTTCAAAGCAAGTTCCTCTTGGAACCTAGCACCGAAGGTTTTGCTTAGGTTGTCGTAAGCAAGTTTCTCCAACTGCTCTGCTTTGAAAGCCTCGTAAGCCTTCTCTACGTTCTCGGCAGAGAGGTCAAGAGTAGAGAAGTCAGACGATTCTAGACCCTTAGAGACTGTGAGTGGTGCAGGTGTTGCTTTGGGTGAACCACCGCTAACAACTTCCTCTCCCGCCTCATATTCTCTTGTGGTGTCCTCATCGAGTGCCTTCTCTTCCATGTCCTCGTCATCATCCCCTTTGTATGCCATGTCTTCTTCTTCCATGTCATCGCCTTCATCGGCTTTCATTTCGGATGTTGCCATCTTTTCATCTTCTTCTTCTTCCTTGTTAAGTTGCTCAACCTGCTTCATTAGGCTGTTCAACTCTTCAAGTGCTTTTTCCAGTTTTTCACTCATATTGTTTTTCACCTCCGACTCTTGTTTCAAGATGTCGAATTTCGCTTCCGGGTTAATTCCTTTCTCGCAGATTGTGACTTCATGTAATTCCAACTTATCTATTTCGTTGTATTCTCCATACTCGTCAGATGTTCTCTGCTTCTTAGAAATCGCTTGCCCTCCTATACTAAATGACCTAAGTGTTCCTTTTCGGATGTTTCTAGAAATTTCCTTCGCCTTTTCTATATCATCTCTCATTTTGATAACGACATAGAATCCAACGTCATCCACACTTGTTTTGTGTAAGACTCCGTTTTTATCACGATATTTCTCTACTACCTCCCCGACTTGAACATTTGAATGGTTTGACATTACATTTCTGTACTTCTTCTCTCCCATGTATTTCCTGACTGCTTCATCCAATGCATCTAGTGTGATAAGGTCGTTTTGCTTGTCAACGATTTCTATTGATGCATATCCTCCTATTACTAATCCGTCAGACTTCAGTATACTAAATTCTCTTTCCTCATTTGCCTTTAGTAGCAGTTCTCCTGATGCTAACACTTTCGACACCTTTTTTTCTTTCTATTTAAGTTAATCTGATTTTTTAGTTGGAAATGACAAATCTGCGTATTTATCTTCTGTAATATCCCAGAGTTTTGTATCATCCTTCATATCTAACATCTCTTGTTTCTTACCTGTCCAGACAATCCAAGTCTTCTTCTCATCTAGAGGTACAACCCTAACGTGGAATCTAGTATCGAACTTGTCACCTTCTAGTTTGTATTCATGGTATCCTTCTTTCTGTACACCTAGTATTAACTTACCAGAATCTATTTCTTTCTTATGTTGACCTAATCGCTTTCCTACGATAGCAGGAAACTTCCCAGACTTACCAAACAAGTCGTATATGTCCTCGCTGTCTTCTATATCAATCTCCCAGAAGTTTCTCTTATCATTAACATCCATGATGAAATCCAAGTTGCCATCTTCTCTCAAGACGATGCTAAACGAACCTGTTTCTCTTTTTTTTAATTCCTCGACATCCTTCTCTAGTACATCTGGTATGGCAGTAAACTTGTTGGGGTGATGATATCTCAGACTATCTTGCTTCTTCATCCAAGTCATCAGATTCTCATCACTACTCTGGAAAACCTCTTCGTATGTCTCTGGGAACTCCTTCTTTACGAAATCAACTATCTTAGGAAAGGCAGTTGGTCTGTTCTTGTATATGTCTATTATCTCATTCTTGATTGCGATTCTCAATTCTGACCTTCTGGTTTTCAACATCCTCTCTAGTTCAGACTTCCACATGTCTAGATTGTACAATGCGTTCTTCTGCATAAGTGAATCACCTTCAAATCCATATATGGTAAAACCATCAAAGTCGCTCTTCAAGATTATCTCAGCAGTACCATGTACGTTATCCGTTATCATGTACGACTTCTTCTCATCATCCCTATCCTTTAATCCAGTTGTGATTTTGAATGGACTGAGTTGTTGAACTCCAATGATAGCATCTGAAGTCAATGATTTCTTGGTCTTGGTAGATAACTTCTCCAATGTGGATAGTTTGTCTGACTGAGTTACTTCTGGTATCTCTATCACCTTAGCAGAGTATAGATTGAATCCCTTCTTATTCTTCTTGACTTCATCCACTTTGACTCTAACTATGTCTCCGACACTTACCTTTACCTTGGTGTTGAGTGCCTTACCAACTGAAACGTATGCCTTGTCATCCATCTCCGTGGTTGTGTAAGTCCTAGCCTCTTCCGCAGTAATCGGGCCTACTCCCATAGTGTAAGTATGCATTCCGTTGTTAGTGGATTTCTTATCTAGTACGATAACATCCAAGTCAACGAACTTTTTCCACTTAATCCACTTCGGATTTTTCTTCTTTGTAATTGGATATGTTGACTCCATATCCTTGATTACCACTCCCTCTGATGCAGGTAGTTGCATGATGTCCTTCGCATACTCTCCTACTTCCTTGATTGAGTCTGCAACTCTGGTATCTTTCTTCGATGGGAAAGCGAGAGCATCAGATGAGTGTTGACTGAATTGGTATAGAAGGGTGTTATGTCTCTCCCTCAATGGTTCATCATGAATGTCCTTGCCCTCATGTTGCATTATGTCAAACACATGCGCTCTTAGTTCTCCACCTTTCTTGTTCTTGAAAACATGAGCGATGGTAGAAGCCCGATGTAGTGGTTCATCATCCTCAAACAGAACCAACTCTCCATCTAGTATGCAATCCCCGAACTGCTTCTTCCTTAGTTGCTCGACTTGCTTCTCACATTTGTCAGTAATATCCTTCTTGTTGTATGAGTATATCTTGATGTTATCCTTCTTCTTGTGAAGTTGTATTCTCATGCCGTCATACTTCTCTTGAACCAACCACTCTCCAGTAAACCCCTTCAACTCCTTCAAGTCATCCAACTCAAATATCCTGTACATCGGTTTGTTTGGTATGATGAAATCTATTTCCGATTTCTCATCTACACTCTTCTCGTCTTCGCTCTTCTCTAGGTCTAACTCAACTAGATTGTCCCATTGTTCATCTTCGTATACACCATTGAACATCTTGTCAAGTTGCTTCAACGCTCCCTTGAACTTTGACTTGATTCTGCTTTGGTCTTCATCTTCTGCTCCGTAGTGTTCTATGATGTAGAGAGGTATGTCCTCCATCTCTAAATCCAATCCCATTACACCTTGAGTGACATTATCTCCCTCCATGTCGTATTCTTCCCATATTTTATCGGGAAGGGCATTGGAATGGGAACGTAGTGCGTAGTGAATAAATGCGATGAAGAGTCTGTCACTCTCCAATAGGGTGTTTATCACATCTCCTTCAAACTTCTTGGAGAACGGGTCGCTAACCTTCTTGGACTGAAATCTCATGTCCTTGACGGCTTCGTATACCTTCTTGGCTTCTAGAGTGGTTGGGTCTTTAGCAGACTTATCGAATAGAACCTTCTCTTCTAGATACTTCTTCAATTCCTCAGATAGTTTGTTTAGCGAGTCGAAGTCATCTCTGATTTTATCTATGACTTCGTGCCATTCCTTCTCATACTCTGCTTTGTCTTCTCTGGCTGAAAGATAGGCGTATCGTGTCTTCTCAAAGAAATCAAGAATTGCTCTAGTCAAATCCTCAGTTTCTTTCTCAAACATCAATCCTGTTTCAACCACACAGAACCCACCTTATGCTTGACTTGCAGGTGGGCCTGTATTGTCACCCATCTTTCTGTTGTGTTCGTCTTGACTATGCTGACGCGCCGTAAGTCTGGTTACTTTTCCTAATCCGCGACATAAATTACATGTCATCATTCCGGGATTCTTACCACCTTTACCATACATCTTAACTGGCCTTCCTCCTAAACTTCCATCACCACCACATTTGGGACAAGTTACCATTTCACCCATGGTTTTCGGATTCATCGGTTCTTCTATTCTATATTTCAAAAGAGTCTTCCATTCATCAACCGACTTATCGAGATAGATTTTTTCTTCTTCTTCCTCATCCTCTTTATCCAATCTCTCTTCTATGTCTGCTTCGGTTCTAAAGTCGCTATCCATTGAAGAAGGAGAACTTAACACCCTAGGACTGCTCTTGATGTCACGTAGAATCTCATGCATCTTTTCCTCTAGTTCTCTCTTGTCTTTCCCTTGTACTCTTTGTATTGCTTGAGTCAATTCATCTAGGAGTCCTTCCAACTGTGGGGACAACTTCTCAACTGAGTCCAATCCCTTGCCGAAGTATTCCTTGCTTCCTACATGACCATATCCAGAGTTGATGTCATCTGTGGACACAGGATTGTCTACCTTCTCTTCTGCTGGCTTCTTCTTTGGTCTTTTGACCTTGATTTCCTCTCCCATAACTGGGTCTTTGTTCTCAACGATTCCTAGATGCTCTGCTTCCTGTATGCTTTCCTTTGCTTTGATTATGGCGGCTCTCACCAGCATCTCTTCTTTGCTTACTCTCTCTGGCATCTAACTCATCCTCTCGACCATATTGTGAATGTCATCCCAATCCATCTTCGCAATCGTATCTCCTGTGGGTAACTCTCCACCTTGAGCCATTGCGGGAGTTGGACTGTCAACCACGACCATTCCACTCTTCATCAACAGATTATCCTTGTGATAAACTGCTTCTTCTAAATTCTTTACCTTGTTTACTAATTCTTTCAATAGTAGCATCATTTCATTTTCTTCTGCCATCTTACTCACCTAGTTGGGGTCACCCGTTCCATCTGCTATTCCACTTAGAGTTTCAAGAACTTCATCAATGCCTCCATTCAGAGCATCATCTGCGTTACCATCGCGTAGTGCTGAACCTGCGCGACCCAATGCCCCACTGTTGATTTGCTGTGCGTAATCCATGACTGATTCACCTACTTCATAGACTCTAGCATCCATCTCCGTTCTATTCTCATCTAGTTCTTCCATTAGTGCTTCTAACTCATCAGTTAGCATTTCCGTGTTTTTCAAAATCGTAAACCAAGTCATTTCTTTCCATCTCCTTTCTTCTTTGGATAAATCATATTTCTAATCTGACCGTAGAGAACCTCGTAGTCCTTCCTTAGTTCTGCGGCAGAGGCAACTATTTCTAGGTTCTTCTCATCGAACGATTCTATTTTCTTATTCAGACTCTCATCGCCCTTCATCATATCCAGTGATTTCATCTCTGTAATCAAGTCACCTAGTTGTGTCATGTCCTTGCCGAAGAACTCAGTAGGTTGAGATGATTGCAATAGTTTCTTGACTCTCTTCTTTTCCTTCGGGTCTAGTTTCTCCAGTATCGGACTAGCCTTTAGAATAGATTGCCAACTCATTTTATCACTCTTATCAAAATTGGTCGGCACGACTGTCATAAGGTGCGCTTTCTGTTTCTGCGCGTTCATTTTGTAGTGCAAAGGCAAAATCATCCATTTCTGGCATCTCTCCTAATTCTTTGCTTTTATCACGAACTTCCTCTACCAGTTCCATTAGCAGATTTACTTCGTCTTCAAAGTCTGGTTCTATATATGAACTATCTATGAGAATCATTAACTTGTTTCTATTCTTTCTCCATCCACCATTTTCTTCTTTTAGAAAATATATCATGGTGTCTATATCTTTTTGTACACCTTCTAGATATTTTTGTGCTTGTTTGAAGTTATTTAGTTCTCGTATTTTGATTATATCTTCCCAACCCATACTGTCACCTACTCTCCTTCTTTACTAGCCGGAGAGAGAGGCGGTAAATCAAACTCTCTATCGGTGTCGAATGGTATGTCTTCTGTAGTAGCGATATCTTCCACACGTTCCAATGCGACATCGGATATTCTCCTACTCTTCCCTATGTGTCGTAGGACAGCATATAGGAATTCTACCATTTCAATATCAGATGCTAATTCTTCTGTCTTACCATCATCATAGTCATTACGCAATTTTTGCATTACCTTGAATAGTAATTTTCTGTAAGTATTACCTACACTACCTCGTAGTGGAATCTGCTTATCTTCCCCAGACATGAATTGCTTTACTTCCTCCATTATCTCGGACAACGTGTATTCCTTTCTTGTAGGCTTGCCCCTTTCTTGGTCGAACCTAGTTAACTTGAAGTCTGGAGTTGAGAATTCTTCTAACTCAGAAAGTATCTGTCCTTGTGTCCTTCTATCGGGAAGTATTCTCTTCTTGTTCTTATTGAGTATCTCTGGGATTAACTCAAGCGTACTCCTACCTGCGTATGTCTTGTATGCAGGTTCCCTTGTTTTCTTGTTTACCCATCTCTTTGTCTTGGCATCCCACTCGCTATCATTGTAATTCTCTATCAATGCATCTCTTGCTGTTCGGGCCAACTTCTTATTTCCTCTAGTGAGAAACTTTTGTATGAGAATTAGATTGTCTGCGCTTATTTTTGAAAGTGCTTCACCTGCTGTTTTTTCATTGCCTTCTGCATGGTTCTGGAGAATTCTTGCTAGTGTCCTACCAAGTTGGTCTTGTCGCTCTCTCTTGTCCTTGGCCGCTTTCTTTCCTTCTGCACCAATCCCAGCAGTAACATCCAAAACCTCGCTCTCCAAGGTAGGTGCTTGTTCGACAGATAGGATGTTGAATACTTCATCGAAGAAGTTCTTTACTCTTTGATAGAGTTCTGAGACTTTCCCGGCAACTGGGCCAGTTCTTCTAGTGACCTTGCTACCAATCTTCTGCTTAGGTTGGTCTTTACCCGGTTCTGGGACATCTCTCAACATAGCCTCTCTGATGTCCTCTCTTTCTTTTGGTGTCTCACCAAGCATCTCAAGCAGTTTCTTATCCGCATTCAATTTGTTGAAAGTCCAAGTCCTTTCGACTATGGTTCCTTCCTCTGTGGTGTTGTGTGTATCAGATACTTCCTTAGTTTCTTCCTCAGAAGACAGTCCTAGGTCACTTGCATATTTCTTGAGTCTTCTTATGCTGATGCCGGGTACTCGGAAATCATCTCCAGTAGGTGCTTGAACGGTTATCTCCCTAGTTGTTGGCGGAGTATTCTCTTGTCCATCACCTTCTTCGTCTGGGATGTCTTCTATCGTCATTGTGTGTGGTTCTCTCTTTCTTTGGAATAGGAGAATCTCTGGAATCTTTCCTCCTGCCTCATCAAACTTGTCAAGAAGCGTTCTCATTACTGACATGTCTTCCTGTGTATATTTCTCGGAAGTCTTAGGCATCTGCATAGGAATTGGTTTTCCTTCCTCATCTGTTCCCCTTTCCTCTCTCTGTCTTGCAGATTCTTGTTGTTGTTCAGATACCTCTGCATCTGTAAGTTCTCTTGGTTCTTGGTAGCCAACTTCCTTCAATGCCTCAGATACTGCCTTGTCATAATCCTTGGCAACTGCTTGGAATTGTCTCCGATGTTGACTTCTAAGTTTACCTCGACCACCAGCCTCCTTGAATTCTTTACCAGTGGGTCGCATTCGCTGAGAAGTTGGCCCACCAGTTACCATAATGCTCCTAGTGAATGGATTCTTGATACCTAATTCAACTTCAATCCCATCAGCACTCTCTTCTGCCGTAAACAGATTTTTTGTCCAAGAATCTAATCCGCCCATGATATCGTCTGAATACCAAACCCAAACTTGTAGCCACGAATCATCTATGTCCTTTCCTAAACTATCATAGGCACTTTCTATCTTACGATTACTAATTTTCTCTCTATCTTTTTGTGGAATCGTTGTTTTTACCTGTCCCGGTTTTGTCCCAAAAATTGTAAGTTTATCTTTAGAAGGGTCTGGAACCGTTACTTCTCTTTCTTCGACTGCTGAACCCCCTGTAGGAGATACTGTGACTTCTCCTGTTTCTAGATTTAATTTTCTTTCTTGCCTTATTCGCTTAGGGTCTAGCGTTCTAATTTTTACCTTTAGTCTCTCTTTGACATCTTCCGAAAGGTCAGCATCTTCTACCTTCTCTTCGATTTGCCTTACTTCTCTTTGTGTGTATGAACCATCTTCTTCGATGCCTAATTCAGCCATCAAACGTGCCGCATCATCTTCCGCGTCTTTCCTTAGAATATCCATGAAAGACAACTTGCTCACCTCAGAATGGTATGTTTTCTTTTCTTCCCTTGCTTTTCTTAGGTAGTATAATGACATCTGGAATCTCTGAAGCATTAGGTATCTTCTTCTCCACAGTAGAATCCTTGTCGATGCCTACACCAACAGAGTAGTCTCTACTCTTGTTCTTCTCGATGCGAGCATCATGCTCGTTCTTCTGCGCTATCCTTGCTTGCTTCAGTTCTCTTTCCAATTCCCTTACTCCTTTTTCTTCACTCATCTTTCTCACCTTTGTCCTTAACTGCGTCTTTCATTGATTCTTCCTTGTCGCCGTCACCATCTATGTCAATGTAATCAGGCTTCATATTCTTTCTTAGTATTTCTTTCCATTCCATATTCCTTCCTCCACAAATAATCTAATTCTTTCATCTGTCTCTTCATTTAGTTTGTCAATTTCTTCTTTCCATTTTCTTGCGATTTCAAGCAATCTGCTCAACCGACTCGCCTCTCTGTCCTTTTATCCACGTTTTCATTACCTGCTTCTCTAGGTAATCCGCTAAATCTCTTGTCTGGGCCTTTGTTCATAGATGGCTTGTTTCTCGATTTTACCTCTGCGGGTTGTCCTGCCTCTGCCATTGTTGGCTTGGTTCCAGACTCCATCATCTGTCCTAGTTGTGATTGGTCAATGTTAGTACCTGCGTATGGGTCAAGTTCAATTGGTGCATCTTCATCACCCTTAGCACCTTCTTGTTCCTTTGGTTCTGGTTTGAAGTAGTTGAATCTACCTTCATCATCCATGTCAACCTCAAATCCTAGGTTTTTGATTGCCGCCGCAACGTTAACCTCAATCTCTCTTTTCCTCAACTTAGCAATTTCATCCTCTTCTTCGGAAGGTGGTAACTTGAGAGTCCAGTCTGTAATTCCAAACTGTTTGACCATGAAGGGAAACACATAGTTGTTCCAGATAGTTTGAGCCATCTCTACTGCTCGATTGGTAACTAGTATCTGCATACCCTCATTGTTCAATCCACCACTTGCGGAGTTGTCTGCCATGAAGATTTTACTCACACCGTAGAATGCTGAGATTCTATCACGTAGTTCGTCTTTGACGGCAATGTAATCCATCTCCTTCAAACTGTCCATGAATTTGACCCACTCGACAGAGCCTTTGCCGTTCTCTGCTTCTACGCCCATGACTGGAATAAAGTGAGGGTCAACTTCCATCTTCTCCTTTACACTACGCCAAAACGACTTCATCGAATCTATGTTTCTGGTTTGTACTGCCAACAATCCTCTTGGCATTCTAGCCTTGGTGTATGATGAGTTAACGTAGTTCTCCATTGCCATCAAGGTCGTTACCATGTTCCAGAGAGTAAGAATCGGTGAGACACCATACAGCCTAGATGGTGAATACTTGCTGAAGTGTACGACTTCTCCTTCTATGAAATATTGCTCTTCACCATTTGCCCTGTTGACATAGTGAACGGCATGTAGAGCAGAACCACAATGTTCGCAAAGGTCAGATGCTTCTTCGGAAACGTGATTCCTGTGTTTTAGACATGTGAATCCCTTTACTCCCCTTTCACCAACCTCATTTGAATAGATGTGCATAGTTACAGGGTCACCTCGATACAATTCCTTTATTCTGTGCATCTTGATGCAATTGGTGTTATCCATGTAGTATTCCTTTACTAGCACTAAGTATGCATCATCCATTATGTTCAAGTCATCTTCTAGTTCTTTCAGAACGTCAATGAATAACTGTTCGGACTTGTTGACATATCCTTCTAGGAATTTATGAGCATAATCCAATTGTGCTTTGTCCGGTTTCTGTAGGTTTGCAGAGCCACATGATTTGCATTCCTTGACTGGACTCTCATGCTTCTCACCACAATCACCACACTTGAGAACAAATGCTTCTTCCCACTTGTATCCCCTTCGGAATATCTCTTGCTTTAGTTGGGTGATGCAAGTCCTGACTATTGTGGATTGCTTTGCTAGTGAGTATATGACTGGACTCGTTAGGAAATAAGATGTGTCTTTTTCTTGAATCCCCGGATTGTATATTGTCCTGTCCTGTGGTTTAGGAGTTGATTGCCTAAACAAATTGAATATACTGAATCTTCTCTTCTCTTCTACCATGTCACTCCTTCTCCATTACTTTGTGTTCAAACAGATAATCCGATGCATCATCTACTGAACTCCATTCATCCTCGGATAAATCATGCTCTTCAGCAATCTCTTCCAAGTCGTCTATGGCATCATCCACATCAGACGACTTCAAGATACCTTCTATCTTATCCATTTCAGTCATCTTAGAGTTTCCATAGAGTTTCTCTATGCTATTGACATCAATATCAAACTCTGACCAGTTGAAGCCAACGTGGTCTTTATGGTTCTCGTACTTCATCAACTTGAACAGTTCCTCTCTTCTCTGCTTGTACCAATCAGCCTTCTTGTGAGACTTCTTCATTCTAACTAACTCAAGAAGTATCTCCGCATTGCCCTTCTTCATCTTGAAGTGTGGAAGACACTTTGTTAGTAACTCTGTGACATCAGCCGCAGAGTAGAAGTTCAGCCTGTTAACTGGTCTAGTATCCTGTGGTGATTTCTGGTCTAGATGTAATCTGCCACATCCAAGGGACTTGTGCATCTCCATCATGAATGCCTTGCCTCTATCTCCTGTAGCAACCAATCCAACTCTAGGATTGAAGTTCCTATCCATTGTTATGTATCCATCCGAATCTATGAAGGCGGCAGTATAGGCGTAGATGTCTTTCTTGATATCATCAGATAACTTGTAGAATGCACCATCCACCTGTGTTATGTTATTGACCTTCGCTATCTTTGAGATGATAGTTGGACTAGATTTCTTGAATAGATTCTTAGGGAGTCTCTCATGTATCTGTCTAGAAGAAATGCCGGGTTCCTCTGAAACCGACTTTACTATGTAGTCTGCTAGGACATCCTTCTGATTCTCACGATGAATATGATTTTTGATAATCTGCTTGAACTCTCTCTTGGATGCAGTCATTGACTTGCTTAACTCTCCATATCCCTTCTGATATTCTACCATGTTGAAGTCTTGCCTGTCTTCCCAATACTTACAAAGAACGTCTATCAATTCCCTTCTAGTGCCTACATCTTGAATCTTTGATAGTTTCAGAAGATTGTCTTCACTACAATTCATCTCCTTTAGTACGGGCTTGTACTTGGCTATCCAATAAATGGAATCTATTGATTTGTCCAAATGGTCTGAGTATGCCTCAATCAAACCATCAATTGATTTCGTGATTGCTTGTCTTGGTTCGCCTTTCAATGACCTTCTGTATTTTCTGAGACTCTTAATCATCTGAGGAATGTCCTGTCCCTCTATCTCATACTTGTTAACTGAATTCTTCAACATCTTCTTTGCATCTGTTAGTGATATCTCAAACTCCCTAGCAAAGTTTTTCTCAATGGAGAAGTGGTCATCTAGTGAAACTGTGAGAAGCCATTGCTTCTGAGTTCCATCCAAGTCGTCAATTAGATTCTGTTGCTCTTGCTCCAACTCTTCTTGTTCATCAGCGAGTTGTGCCGCTTCTCTGAATTTATCACCTTTAACGCCCATTTTTTCACCCCCTAGAAGTTCAACCCAAGTATTCCGTTACGGGGATTGTTAATTGTTGTTGTGGGGTCTTCAAAGATGTCCATGTCATCTAATAACATGAAAACCTCACCTTGATGTTGAGATGCGGCATTGGCTAGAGCGAGGCTCATAACCAAGTCATCGTGCGCTCCCACACCTTCAAATTTACCAGAGTGAGTAATGGAAAACATAGACAGTTCCTCTACTATCATGTTGCTAATCCGTCTACTTGCGGCATCACCATATGGAAGATTCAACTTTTCATTTTCTATGTTCATTTGCAATGCTAGAATTATCTCTTGCTTGTTTTTTCTAGTTGTGTTGAAATCTCTTATGTTCAAATCAGAGATGCTTCTCAGTTCCTGTGTAAATGCTTTGGCAAATGTGTTGGTTTCATAGAGAATCTCTTCTGGTTGGAATATCTGCCCAATCAATCTTATCTTCTCTATGTTTTCTCTAAACTCAACGTTCTTCGCCCTATCTACGTGAACGATAGTCTTGTTCTTGTTCTCATCTACTTCCAGTACGGTAATTACGTTGTAGTCGCCATCTGTTGATATCGCTGGGTCAACACCGACATAATACTTGTAGCCCTTATCTTTCCTATGACCTAGTTTTAACACGTAATCCTTATTCTTACATTTCTCTACAAATTCGGGATTGAACAATGCAGTTCCAGTGGAAATGGGGACACAAAGGTACTCCCTTGTAAACTTCAAAGAACCTATCTCAGCCTTTCTTTGCATTAACGCATCATAGTCCCAACGTTCCGGCCACAATGGTTCATTCAAGGAATTCAAACATGGATACTTTCTAACGGTGTAGGCTTGATTGTCTTCTAACTGTGCGAAGATATCTGTGTATGTGAAAGGAGTTCCAATCATTCTGAGATTAGATGTATGATGTAGTGTCGGTATCATATCACCAAAGAACCAATCCGTGACACGTTGAATACCTGCGAGACTAAACTCCTTCAAGGGGTCGTCAATGATAATCTCCTGTGGGTGAAGACCGCGAATCTGAGAACCAACGGAACGCTCTAGAATCGCGTTACCATTGGTTAGTTGAATGTTACCAATAGCCCATCCTCTACTTGGTCTGAATTTCTTAAGCGATGGATGATTGAAGTATCTGTCAATCTCCCTCATGTGAACTAGAGTCTGCTTCTGGTTCGATGAAATGTACAGCATCTGATATGGTGGCTCTTGGAACACCAGATTCCATACCACCCAACAATGCATGAAGACAGATTTCCCATGGTCACGACTACATACAATGACTGTTCTATCCGTACTTTGCATGGTTTCCAACCACTCTTCCATGTACTTTGGAAACATCATTCCCAAGACATTCTGGAAGAAGTAAGGGAATGATGTCTTGGATATCTCCATATCCATTTCTGAAACGAAATCTAAACCTTCCATATCAGACATGTCTTCTCAACACCTGCATCCACTTTGACACGCCCCAATCATCTACGTTCTCTAGGTGCTTGATTCTCTCATTCATGAACGCCAAGACATCATCTGGAATTACCTCATGAGTTTCTGGCTTATCCAATGTAAGTCCAGATTTTTGTCTCATGGTGGAGAAACCTGCAATTCTTGGCATTCCACTAATTCCTTGTAGTGCCTTTTCTCTTATACCCCTCATCAATCCCTTACCCCGATAGTCGGGATGTGTCTTTGCCCCACCGAAGTATGCGTATGGTTTACCTTCCTTCCCCTCTCTAACTGCATGACCTATTACAGATACGAGTCTGCTCTTGTCACCTTCTCTCACGATTGTCCCAAACCAGTTTTCTACTGGATACTTCCACTTGTCATTAGAACGCATCTCATGTTGCATGTCTGGATTACTTGCATCCCACAATTCCTTCATGTCTTCCTCTGAGCCAATCTGAACATCTACCTGTTCTTGTCCTTGGGACAAATCTCTCAGTCTTGGATGGAACTTTCTAATCAACTAATCACCTGAAATTCGCTTTGAGATAATAGACACTATCAGAAGGAACTCCATATTTCTTAGCAAGTGACTCCATAGAATCAAATTCATTGACAATGTTCTCAATCTCTACTGCTGAGATGTCTACATTGTAAGTCTTCACTAGCGTATCTTGTGCCTTGGCTATATGCCCGAAGTCATCTAGGTTGGATGTTCCATAGTAGACTGGCTTACCTAGCATCTTTCTTATTCCATCATGTGCGGCAAGAACCCTCATCTCTTCGATACTCTTCGTAATGTTGAATCTCTCTCTAATTTCATTGAAGACTTGTAGTGCCTCTCTAAGTTCCGAGTCGTCACTACCTCTTCCCTTTTCTCTCAAGTATCTACTCTTGTCACTACCAGTTCCACTCTTGGAACCTTTGCCAGAACCTCCGGCATTTCTCCTAACGTGGTTAACAAATGAGATGAAGGGTGCGGCGGCTTTCCTTGGATTCTCCTTGTGCCTGTCCTTCCATACTCTTGCAGGGGTGTTCCAAAGAAGTATGTTCTCATAGTCATCTACTACTTCAACTGCTTGTTTATATGAGTTAGTTGGGTCATTCCAAGTTACTCGTACCTGATTTATTCTCTTTCTAGTGG